GCATGGCTAGCGCAAAAAGCTCTTTGGGATAGCCAGAACTTAACTGAGGTTAAATAATGAGTTGGACGTATCGAATCTCAAAGCAAACCCTTGAAAATGGCGATGAGTTGTTTGCTATCCGCGAGTTTTACCCAAATAGTAAGGGCAAATTAACCAGTTGGAGCCACGAAGAAGTAACACCTGTTGGCACAACACTGGAAGATCTAAAAGGCGAGTTAGCACTGATAATGCAGTGCTTGGACAAGGAAGTAATTGATATTGGTGGTGAAGACAATGAAAAAATGGTACGCGATGTTTGAGGACCGAGGCCTAAACTGCATTGCTTATGGCGGATTTGACACTGAAGACGAAGCGAAAGCTATGTTTGGTGGAAGGGTTAGCTATGCAATGCTTATCCCAGACGATAGATTGGTTGTTTATCCAGATTATCGCGCCGCAAAGTCCTGTATAGGAATAGGACTTTGCGGCGCACATGGCACGGGCAAAACCACACTAGCGAACGCCTTATCGCAAAAGCTAGGGATTCCATATATCCCTATTGATGCGAGTAGTGTGTTTTTGGAGCATGGTTTCCACCCGTCCGACAAATTGGATATCCGCACTAGGTTGTTTTTGCAACAAAAGATTTTGGCTAAAGCTGAAGATATCTGGTTTGAAGTTGACGAACCTAGCTTTATCTGCGATCGCACACCGTTGGACATGGCTGCTTACTTGCTTACTGATGTTGGCAATGGTGAGTTAGATAAGCATACACAGTCTGAGATTATGGACTATTTGCAAAATTGCTTTAATGTTACGGCTCGGTATTTTGACAAGATTGTCCTCATTCCTCCTGCAATCCCTTTTGTCGAGCGTGAGTACAAAGCGGCGATTAATCAACCGTTAATATTCAAGTTGCATACTCAGCTTTTGGGGATACTCAATCATCTAAATTTACCTTATAAGGAGTTGCATAGGGACTGTTTGGATTTGGGCGATCGCGTGAAATTTGTTAAAGATTATCTCAATGAATCATGATGCTCTTAGAAATTGAACGAGCCAAGCTCATCGGCTTTTTCAGCACCCATTGCGGCTCTTACTCCTTGCGCTACATTGAAATCTGTACGCAAATCAATACGAGCGCATTGCGCTTACTTCTTAGCCAAGGCGCGATCGCATACGGTAACAGGCGCTTGCATATTGAATGCGTTGAGGGTAATTATCGCGCTATCCCTAAGCTACGTAAGGCAACACCAAAGGAGATGCGGGCGCGTGAATTAAGCAGACTGCGTAATAAAGCTTTTGACCACGCTAGGGCGCGTGGTGTGTCTGTCGGTAAAGCTAAGTTGGCGGCTTGGAATGCTGTTTGTGATCTAGAATAAAAACACCGTAGATGTACGAGAAATATTTATGTATGGAATAGAAACTAAGGACAAGACTACAGCCTTGGCTAGTGCGCTTAGCTACTGGGTTTTTCGCTGTAGAGACAAGGGCAAAAGCCCTGCCATGGGCTTAAAAACATGGGAATATTTTCAAAGCAGTATCCAAAATGCTGCTATTCCCTCAAGAAGTATTGATGATTACATTGAGAATCTGGCAAAAAAGCTAATCGTTGCACACCTCAACCCAAAAGAATGGACTCGCATAATCGCGCCAAAACAAGTGGTTTTACGGGCTACTGTGAATGATGATGGCAGTATGGAAGAGATTCAACAGAAAGACTGCGATCAAAATATTGATCTTTGGTGGTTGGGATGGAACGACATTTTAGCCAAATTGAAATATACGCATGGGATAAGCGATCGCCATATTCTGAATATGTGCAAATCCAAACCTCACGTGATTACCACTTTTTGTCGCGTTCGCTTTGAAAGCGATCGCGCTTTGAATATTCCAGAAGAAACAGAAAATACTCTAGATGTAGAGGCTAATAATGCTTAATTACAATCCCCACGATCGCCACAATATCAAGCTCCATTTGCAAATTACATTGCTACAGCCCTTGTCTCACATCAGTGAGTCTGTAGGCAATCAAACCAATTTACGAACGATGAAAGTGACAGATTTAGAGGGAAATCCCTCTGAGGTGTTTTGTCTTTCTGGTAACTCGCTACGCAATCGTATTTTGAGACGCTGTGGTATTGATTCCTTCCTCTCTCAGATTGGTGTGCAAGTATCGCCAACGATGCATCACGCTCTATTTTGCGGCGGTGCGATTGATGGCGGTACTGGTAATGATTTAGATTTGGACAGAAAGATTAGACAGCTTTTGCCATGCCTTTCGGTGCTAGGAACTGCCAAACCTAAAGGATTGTTTGGTGTATCCGATGCTCAAATGGTGCACGGTCGGATCGCTGTTGGTGATGCGTATTTGGCTTGTGTAGAGAGCGCTAAGTATCTTTATCAGATGTTCCCCCCTGCATTGCCAATCGAAGTCATACCAGCACTGGAGCAGATTATTGATGGCAAAGATTTACAGCACAGCCAACGCGTAAACCAATGGCTACATCATGGTTCTCCTTTGGATGTTAATAATTACGATCTCAAGGCTTTGCTTGATGAGTGGCTACCATTCTTGGGAGAAAGGCTTCGATATTATTCCGATTGGCTTACCTATAGCCAAAAGACAAGGCGCGATTCACTTCACGATCCTAACTTTGCAAAACATTTGATCGGCGCTACTCCAGAACCTCAAAAGATGATTTCTCAAGGTGATCTATTTGGTATAGTTTCGGAGCCTGAAATCAAGAAAGGTAAAAGCGAAAAAACAAAGCCCGAAAAAGAGAAAAGCCAACAAATGATCATGGGTAATTGGCTACTTCAAACAGGTGCTACTTTGTACTCTTATTGGAGCGCAAACGTTACCAGAATCGAAGAAGGATTTATTGCAGATGCTCTCTTGAAATTTGCTGAATCGCCATACTTAGGCGGTCAATCAGGAACGGGTTGCGGACTATGCTCTATGCAGTTTTGGTTTGAAGCAGGTGAAGGTGAAGCAAAAGAACGGGGTGAGTTTATGACGATTACTCCTCATGCTCAAAAGCTAAGCGATCGCGCCTCTGAATCTCATGCAAGGTATAAAGAATATCTCGAAGATTACAAAGGCTTTCTAGCGGATTCTAAGAGCGATATTAGGAGTTTATTGAATGGATAACCTCCAAATAATCGCACACATGGCAACGCCGCTAGTTGCCTATGATGACTGGTCCCCTAGCTTCGATGCTCTGATTGAGTATCAATTGTTAGACCAATTAGGGCTAATCACGCCTAATCCAACGGCTGCGGATGCTGAAAAGAATCTGCCCTTGATTTTTGATGAAATGCCGATCGCTCGGAAGACGCTTAAAGGCGAGTGGTATTGGGCCGTGAGTTCACCACATTACATCGAAAATCATCAACAAACTCAGCGTTACCGTAAGCGATGGGACAAGCAAGAACTACACCTTGATTGGGGTAAAAAGAAAGCTAAGGTTGATAGTTCGCAAGGGCATTTTAAAGCCTATGATTTACCACGATATGATCGCGAAATGCAGACTATACACTGGTTTGCGATTGGCAATGCTGACAAGATTAGCGAACTAATTCTAAATGTTACGCATCTTGGTAAGAAGCGATCGCAAGGTTGCGGGCAGGTACACAAATGGGAAGTACTTCCTTTTGAACATGATTGGCATTTGTGGAGAGGTGAAAGTTTAGCCCGACCAATGCCAATTAATATGATTCCACAGCCTCAATCTATCAATATGATGAACTGGGGGTGGAGACCTCCTACATGGTTAGCGGCGAATAAATCTATGTGCTATATGCCAACGGATAACGTATGGAGGGAATAGAACGCGATGCATTTTTAGCTCATGCGACACTGCCAACATTTAAGCGCAAAGTTGAGAAAGCTAAAGAGATTATTCGAGAGGCTTTAGCGATCGCTCCTTCTTATGTTGCGGTGTCATGGGGTAAAGATTCAGTCGTAATGCTTCATTTGGTGCAGTCGATTTGTCCTAATATTTTGGCTATTTCTTTTGGACATTATGAAAGAGAAATGATTAGTAATTATGCTGAAACAGAATCAAAATATCAGGACAAATTTGGGCTAAACATTCAAACTATTTTGATGCAAGGCGATCATGTCCCTAACAAAGTTAAGTCACAAAAATTATGGATTGATTATCCTGTCGCTTTTGTTGGATTGCGGATAGAAGAAAGCGCAAAACGTAAAGCAACCTTGCTAAAAAATGGTGCTATCTATCAATATAAAAAAGGAGATTATCGCGCTTGCCCTGTTTTTAATTGGAGTGAAAACGATATTTGGGCTTATACCTTTTTTCATGAATTGCCATACCTAAAAGCCTATGATTTAGGCGCAAAACGAACTACAGATCATGTCAGCAAAAATACTAACAATCAATATCAAGCTACAAGATTAGAAGAGTTTCGCAAGATTTCGCCAGAATATTTTGAATACCTAAAAGGATTATTGTATGCAAATTAAAAATTATTTAGATGCTGATTACTGGTATCAGATGTATGGCAGTCAAGCTATCGGATTGCCACTGGTAAAAAAAGACGGCTTTGCTGCTGACATGTTGAATTTTGCACCTAATGAAAAAACTTCTCTTCATACCCATGAGGGTGATCATATTTTGTTTGGAGTAGAGGGGTCTGGATGGATTGATTGCGGCGCTGAAACCGAACCAATCGTCAAGGGAACCTGCTACTTTATAGACGGTTCGCAACCTCACAGGGTAAGGGCTGGAAATGACGGGCTTTTTTTGCTATCCGTTGCCAACAAACATCAACCCGTAGATAGTGAGAAAAGATTGGTGATTATCAATGAATAACTGCTACCTTTGCGCCGCCCCTAACGGTTTTGAAGCATTAGTCCTTAAAGATGCTAGCTATCCTTTTGGCAGTGCTAAAATAAAGCGGAGAAGCTTTTCTTTACAACACACTTCGCGATCGCCTGTCTGCTTCTCTCCAACAAAGGTAGGCGACGCTTATTTAGTATTTAATCGTTACGCTTAAATTCTTCGGCTAGTCTATTATTTTACCATTATCAAAAACCGTCACAGTGGCAACGGCTTTTTTGTGCGCCGATACATGAGATATCCCTAAGAACGATCTAAGAACGATCTAAGAAAGTCATGCGGAATTGAAGAAATACACAAATACCAAAGGAATAAAAGAACGTGAGTAACTTCGTAGAATTTCTTTTCAGTATTGAAGGCTCTTTAATCCCTAGAAACTACCATTACTGTCTCTATTCTGCCTTGACGGGATTAGCTCCTAAGCTCAAAGATAACCCTGAGTGGGCGATCGGTAGAATCAGTAACACAAATATTTTTGACGATCGCACATTACGTTTAACTCAAAACACCATAAAGCTACGTTGCTCCAAAGATTTAATTACAGAGCTAACGATGCTTTTTGATTGTCAAATCCATTTAGGCAAAGAGTTGATTAAACTCAAGCTGGTTAATGGCACAGAGCTAAAATCTCAAGAGAATCTAGCGGCTTGGGTATCAATTAAAACCGACAACAATCGTGAACCCGATCTTACTAGGTTTGCGGTGTCGCTAGGTAAGCAACTAGCAAAGTTTGATATTAATACACTGCCAACAATAGGGCGCAAGGAGCAGCTAATTATTAAAAAGCAACCGTGTGCTGTATACCCTGTAATGTTTTCAGATTTGCGCCCTAACGAGTCTTTAATATTACAAGAGAAAGGGTTGGGAGGT